TGCCCATAAACAGATCCAGCACGATGCCGCCGGGTGGAGTCACCAGCCGGCACAGGTAAGCCATCAGGTCAAGGGGCTTCACCGTGGGATGGTTGACGCCTTGACGTTCAGACTTGGCGGCCTTGGCGGTGTAGAAGAACCGGGCGGCGGAGCCTCCAGCGTCACGTTCGTAAGCATCCCTGATTCGCTCAGCCTCAACACCTTTGGCCACATTGAAGGTGCGCGAATGTTGCACCATGCCTTGTTGAAATCCACCCCCGCTCGTCGTCTGCGGAAACAGCCCCACCACCTCGTCGCTGCCGTCGTGGATCAGGTTCGCGGGCCAGCGGCCTATGTTCGGATCATGTCCAGATTCAAGACCAGTCTGCGGCCCGATTCGTCCATAAACCCTATCTTGCTGGCCTCTCGGTGACGCTGGAACATTTTTCGTTGTCCCCACCCTGCACCCATCCACGTTGATCGCCCCCGTGCCGTGCCGCAGCACATTCTCCGCAACCGTGCCTTCGATCGGCTTACGTGCAACGGTGATCGGCTCCAGCGCGGGTTTGAGCGCGGTTCCCCATCCGGCCCACTGCTTCGCGGCGCCGCCGTCAAGGCCGGATTTCTGCCCCACCACCTCGCGCTCCGCCCCTGCCGCCTTGTCAATCGCCTTGCTCACGTCCAGCGACTTCGGGAACCCCGACCCATACACCCACGCAATCATGTCGCGTATCTCAAACCCCGCATCCTCGATGTTCACCGCCATCCGGTGCTGCGTCCGGGTTCCTGCGAACGCGAGCAGATGGCCACCAGGCTTTAGCACCCGCAGCACTTCGCGCCACGTTTCGACCTGTGGCACGTCGTAGTCCCATGCCTTGCCCATGAAGGACAACCCATAGGGCGGATCGGTCACTACCGCGTCAATGCTGCAGTCCGGCATGGTCCGCAGCACGTCAAGGCAGTCGCCCAGTCTGATGTCAGCCATGGGCGGCGCCTTCGTGGGTTTTCTGGTCTAGGAAGTCCTGGTAGGTCATTAGAGAAAAGCCGCCCAAAAGCGACATTGTTTACAGCTCAATCGTTTGAGCGTTCGACGGCTGCCTGTTGGTAAGGGCGGAGGGTAAGGTCACTCCGGCACCTTCAATGCCGAAGCAGCCTGGCGGGCGTCTGATTCACGGTCGAACCGTTGGACGATGATGGCGTTCCCACGGGATGTGGTGTAGCCGACCGCCCATAAGCCCATGTGCCAGGCGTAGTGGCGGGTGGCGAGGCTATGGCGAAATGCCGCCATCTCGGATGCTGTTCGCATGATGTGCTCGGATGAATAGGTGCCACCCCCACCCCGCTTACTGCCGCCCGGTTCGCTCAGCCAAGCAAGCTGGAGCCAGCGGCAGTCCTCGATGGGACCTGAACAGACGAGAGGCCCGGCACCCTTGGGGTTCGCACCCCCTCAGGCATCCACCACGCGGTCCGGGCAGTGGCAGGCATCGTCAAGGAGAGGGGCTTTCGGTGGTAGCCCGCGCATCCTAACCTATGGGGATCCGCATGGGAACCCCCTATAATGGGGATGCGCTGCACCCTGTCCATGGCCCCATGGGAAGCCCGAGAGGGCCACAAAATGATCACCACCGAGCTTCGCGCTGATCTCGTCGAACACCTCGACATCCAGGCCCGCTACTACGGCATGAGCCGCGCCGCCTACCTCCGCAACCTCGTCATCCGCGACATGGAACGTCAAGGGCCTGCACCGGCAGCAGCCTGACCCAATGCCATCCGCCATCGAAGCCGCCTCTGGCCGATGGCCGGAGCTATTGGGGGCGCTTGCCCATCTGACACCTGAGCAGCTCACCAATAAACACCAGCCCTGTCCATGCTGCGGCGGTGAAGACCGCTACCGATGGGACAGCGACGACGGCCCCGGCGCCTGGTACTGCAACCAGTGCGGCGGCAAGTCCGGAACCGGTGGCGGCGGCACCGGCATCGGTCTGCTCATGCGCGTCAAAGGGTGGGACTTCAAAACCGCCGCACGTGCCGTAGAGCAGTACCTAGGCATCGACAGCCAGCCGCAGCGGCCTGACCCGCCTACAGCAGGTGCTGAGCGCGTCTGGCGCTACACCGACGACTTCATCGTCTGCAGGTTCCCGGGCAAGAAGATCCGTCCGCTTACTTTTGCCGGAGGTGCTTGGCACTGGAAATCACCGCCAAAGCCCCGACCCCTCTACTGGGCTCGTCGCGTTCCCGGCTGGCCTGTCCTGATCGCCGAAGGCGAGAAGGCTGCTGACGCCGCCGCTGATCTGTTCCCTACCTACTCCGTATGCACATGGCCAGGCGGAACCAGCAACGTTCAACACGCCAACTGGGAGCCCCTCAGGGACTCCGCCGTCACCATCTGGCCAGACGCTGATGACGTAGGTAGGAAGGCAGCCTCAACGCTCGCAGCCATCCTTCTGCGCCTCGGCTGTCAGGTCGTCGCTGTCAACCCTCCCGACACCGTTGAGCAAGGCTGGGACCTTGCTGATGCACTCTCCGAAGGATGGACCCCGGAACGCGCAGCCAAGAACCTCAACCTGTTCGGCCGGAGCGTGGAGCCAGCCGCTCAGGTCGAGCCTTCAACGCCTGTCAGTGATGCTCCAGCAGTTACTCCGCCTACCGACATTCCAACCGGAGCACCTTTTATCTGCCTCGGCTTTAACGAAGGCCTCTACTACTACCAACCCGATGCCACCGGCCAAGTCACCGCCCTATCCCGCAGCAGCCACACCGGTACCAACCTCCTCAGCCTTGCTCCCCTGCCCTACTGGGAAACGCTCTTCCCGGGCCGATCAGGCGTCAACTGGCTTTCAGCCGCTAGTTCTCTCTTTCAGCAGCAGGCCGCCGCAGGCATCTTCTCCGCTGATCGCATCCGGGGCCGTGGCGCTTGGTGGGACGCTGGCCGGTCCGTCCTGCACCTTGGTGATCGCCTCCTGATCGACGGCGCTAGGCAACCCATCTCCAAGCCAGGCCAGTCCCGCTTCCATTATCAGCGGCTTGCGTCGATCGATCTGCCCGCCGACCTCCAGCCCCTGCCGGATCATCTCGGCATGGAGATCATCGACATCGCCTCGCGCTTCCACTGGGAAGTGCCCGCCTCGGGGCTGCTGCTCGCCGGCTGGATTGCCCTTGCGCCTATTTGTGGTGCCATCCACTGGCGCCCACACGTCTGGCTTACCGCGTCAGCAGGCTCCGGCAAGTCCGCCATCCTTGATCGCTTCATCGGCCCCCTGCTCGAATCCTTAGCACTGTTCCCCGAAGGCAACACCACCGAGGCCTTCATCCGCCAGCAGCTGCGGGCCGATGCCATCCCGGTGATCTTCGACGAGGCCGAATCCAACGAGAAAGCCGATCGGCAGCGCATCCAGAACATCCTCTCCCTGGCCCGCGTCGCCTCAAGCTCTGGCCGCGGTGTCATCGGCAAAGGTGGCGCCGATGGCACAGCACAGAGCTTCACCATCCGCTCCATGTTCCTGCTGTGCTCCATCTCAACTGCCTTAAAGCAGGGCGCCGATCAGTCCCGCTTCTCTCAGCTGACCCTGCGCAACCCTTCATTCCTCCCCAAGCCCGACCGCATCGCCCATTGGTCTGCCCTTGATGCGGACATCACCAAACTTTGCACCACCGAGATCGGTCACCAGCTCCTGCTGCGCATGGTGCGCCAGATCCCGATCATCCGCGACTCCGTAGCCGTCTTCCGCCGCGCCGCCGCCGAACGCTTCGACAGCCAGCGTCAGGGGGACCAATACGGCACCCTGCTTGCCGGCGCCTGGTCATTGGCCAACTCCAGGCCAGCCACCATCGACGACGCCTACCAGCTCATCGACACCAACAACTGGGATGCCTACCGCGAGCAGACCGAAGCCGATGAAGAGCGCTGCCTGCAGCACATCCTCCAGCATCAGATCCGCGTCGAAGGAGACCGCGGCTCGACCTACAGCCGCACCATCTGGGAGCTGCTGGAGCTCGCCCGCGGCACTGCCACCACCATGGACATCGGCATGGCCACCGCCGAAGCGCACCTGGGCCGACTGGGCATTAAGTCCGACGCTGATCGGATCGTCATCAGCAACACCGC